TAGTTAGACAGCTTGCCGATATTGCTTCAAGAAAAACTGCATTTTTTGAGGCTCAGAGAAGATTACAGGAAACTCCAGAAATAAAAAAACAAAGAACTATTGCTACTGATGAGGAACTACGAAGAAATGCATCTATTCAAGCGGCTCTTGATAAACCTGACAAAGCATCTCTTCCATCTGCATTAGCTGCTCTTAAGTCCCTCTCTCCTGAACAAAGGCAAGAGCCAAGAGGGAAAAGACTTTCTAATGTAATTTTCCAACTTAAAGCTAAGGAAACTAAATCAATTCTCAAAGATTTAGACAAACCTGCTGTCGCTAAGGCAACAGATTTCGATTCCTTGACAGCAGAATTTAGTAAGATTGCTGCTAGAGCTAAACTTGCAGTTGATTCTGAAAATGTTAAAAGAAGGATTGCTAATAAAATTGGTGATAAATTAATTGAACTTGGGGATTTAAGTGGAACTACACTTCCTTTTCGCAACCCAAATTCTTTAATGGAATATAAACGAAAATTAGAGACTGTTAATGCAAACAGAAGAATTATGGGATTGGATGTTGTTTTTCCTGAAAAACTTAGATTTCGTTTTCCCCCNATGGGACTCCACATATTTGAACCTGGTATAGTTATTGGAGATCTTAAGCAAGGTTCTGAACGTTCTCTTAAACATTCTTTATTTATGATGGAAGANGCCTTTAATGATAATGCTAAACACTTTAAACAAGGAGGTTAATAAATGGCCACACTTGATGAACAACTTAACGATGATGATTTTCGAGATTTAGTTCAACCGAGTTTTGCCAATAAATTATTGGAAGCGGTGTCAACTCCTATTGTTGGATTATTAGAAGCCCTTAATATGCCTGGGGAATTCCTTCGTGGGGCATTGGTAGGAAAGATAGGAAAAAGGCTTAGTGGAGAGGATTTCTTTAAAAAATTAGGAGTAAATGATCCAGGATTTTTCCTGAGTCTTGCTGGTGAGTTTGTTGATCCACTACTATTCGCAGGATCAATTACTGGTTTAACTAAGGCGGGCAAAGCTGCAAAACTTACAAGTCAAATTACTGATGAAATTAGAGTATTAAGAGCTGCTCGAAGTGCTGCTCCTGCTGCGGAAGCTAATAAAATTGCTTTAAGATTGCGGGATCTTCAAAAATCTCTTAGTGCCAGACTTGAAAAGCCTATATCAGCTATTGGACCAGATGACTTTTTAGCTGCAACAAGATTGGAGCAAGTTGCTAAAGGCCAAAGAGGACTTTCCTTTACTATTCCATTTACGAGTAAGGAATTTGCAAAAACAACTTTTCTTAATGAACCTTTAGAAAAGTTAATTGCTAAAATTCCTTTAGCTGCTGTAGCTGAACAGCCACTTGTTAAAAAATTCAAAGGACTTTTCTCTACTTCTGCTAAAAGTGGAATAGGTACTATTTTTAGAAAATTAGATGAAGTCAGAACTGCAGATAGAGTTAAAAGTGCAGATGATACTTTAGCAGGTCTTAAAGATGAAATTGATAAAGAAATTGAAGGTATCGTTAAAAGAAGAAGAGTTAGTGAGATAGCTGCCAGAGAAGAACTTAAAGGAAATGTTATTGCGACGCAATCAGCTCTTGGAGCTCCAGAAAAACTTCGTAAATTAGGTCAACAAATAATAGATGCTACTAATGAAAAAGTAGCTTTTCTTCGTGATGAACGTGATGCATTAATTAAACAAAATATTGTTGGTAAAAGTGAAAAAGAAGCCTTTGGTATAAGTAGTGAAATTACTAAAGATTTTGCTAAAAAAATAGAAAAAGAAATGCGTTCGGACTAAAATTATGGTTGGTAAAACTGTAGCTAAAATGAATGAAATGCAATTTATTCTTAATACTGTAGGGGCGGATGGCACACTGCCTAGAAAATTAGCTGAAGCATTCAATAAAGCTGGAGCTGATAACTTAAGACTGCTTCAAGAACAAGGAGTAGCAATAACTGGTCTTGATGATTTCTTGGCTTATGTCCCCCATATACTTAGCAGAGAGGGACAAAGACTTTATAAAACTAATGAAAAATTTAGGAAACAAATTGGGGAAACTATTGAACAGGGCATTTTTAGTTTTCAAAAGAAGCGTAGATTTAGAGGTAAAACACTAAAAGAACTTAATAGCTTTTTTGCTGAACAATATGAAGTTGGAAATGTGTTTATAAATGATCCATTTATCATATTTAAACAAAGAGAAATTGCCACTCAGTTAGCCGTCAATCGTGCCCGAAATGTTCAGACTGCTGTATATCTTAATTCTCTTAAGGTTACAACTGAAGCAGAATTTCGTATGTTGGCGAAAGCTAAAGGTGAAACACTTACCGCCAAACGTCTTGTCGATCTTATGGAAACTGATGCTAAGATTGTGGTTCCATTGGAAGAAGTGCTAGCTAATTCCGGTATGAGTACAATAGTAGTTGAAGGAAAGACTATTAGTATTCCTGTGGGCACAGCTGTCAAAAGCAAAGAAGGAGCTAAAGTTGCATGGCAAAATGCTTTTGATGAAGCTAAAATCAGGCGACCGGGANTGCCTAAGNCCATTGCTGAAGATTTGATTAAAACCCATAAGATATATTTCAATCAAGATAAACAGTTACTTCGAGCTTTTGATGTAACTAATGAAGCCTTCCGCACTTACTTAACTGTTGTTCACCCTTCCCACTTTGGTACTAATACCGTTGGAAATCTAATGATGAATATGATTTCCCTTGGACCTATCAATGCTATTAAGTATACTGCGATTGCTGCACAAACATTAGCTAAACATAAAGCTCAACAAGGTACTGGTAAACTGGCAAAATTGTTTCAAAACATTGAAAATGTTCCTGCTGAAAGACTGGCCCAACTCGAGGATTTCATTAGATCTGGTTCTGCTGGACAAACTTTCTTAGGGGTGGTAGAAAGCTCAGGTAATAGAGTCTTAGCAGAAAGTAGCAAAGTTGATAAAGTAGTACAAGGTTTTCTTAATAATAAGGTTACTAAAGCTGGTCGATTTGTAAATAATTTTTCTGAGGAAGCAGCTAAACTTGCTCATTTTATGGCACAACGTGATGCTGGTTTTTCTACCTTTGATGCCATTGCTAGTACCAAAAGATACTTGTTTGATTATGGTGATCTCACTGATTTCGAAAAGCAGGTTATGCGTCGTGGTGTGCTATTCTATACCTTCAGTCGAAAGAATCTGCCCCTAGCAGTTACTGAAACACTAGTTAATAGGCGGGCTTACTTCTTAGGTAAGGCTAGTTTGGGCACTCTAGCTAGTGAAGAGTTTATTCCTGAATATGTAAGAGATACAGGTTCCATTGCAATTGGCAATGATAAATTTGTAGATATCAGAAATCCAATATTTGAAGCTAATAGGTTTGGCAGTCAAGGTGAAGGTTTGTTCCGAGTAGCACAAAGAGCTATTGCAGGAACTGTTCCTGGTATCAAGATACCCTTTGAGCTATTATCCGGAAAAGAAACTTTTCGGGGCAGACCAATCGAAGAATTAAATAGATTACCTAATACGGTAGCAGGAATTCCTGCGGAAGTCCTGCCATTTACTACCACTTTTATTAGATAGAGGGGGTACGTAAACAAACTGTAGCTAATCCTTTTCTTTATTCAAGCCATTCGCAATTTACCTACTGCTCGAATTCAACAAAGTGTAGAAGATATTTTCCAACCTGAAGTTTCTGGTTTTTCTATCTTTGGCCCAAGAATTAGAACTTTGCCAAGAGAAGAGAGAGCTATTAAAAAGGAAACAAGAATTACTTCGTAGGACTTTGTTAAACCGTCCTGACATTAAAAAGTTTTCTAGATTCTTTTCTGCCGCTGAGGAACCTTCAGCACGAAGTCAGGGATTACTTAATGAGATTACAGCTAACTCTAAGAGGTTTAAAGAATTGTTAGCTGGACAACGATCACGTTAGGAGAATACCTTGCCAAGTCATAAGTTTGCTAAAGTCATGTCTAGAAATTTAAAAAAGGAAAACTTAGAAGTAGCTCTGGTAAAAAGGTTACTTCTAGGAAGCAAGCTCAAGCTATTGCTTTTAGTGAAGAGCGACGAGCAAAGAAAAAGAAAAAGGGCAAGAAGAAATAATCCTCTTGCCCTTTACTATCCATTATTTACTTAGCTGTTTTTACTTTCCACTATTTACTTTACTGTTTTAGGGCACCAATTTTGGTGCCCTATTTTTATCTAAGATCTTCCACTTCATGAAAAAATATACCTGATAAAGCTGATTGGACTTGCATCACATATGGACCCTCAAGTTTTATAAATCGTGATCCTTCACCTTTTACTTTAACATTTTGAAAAATAATTCTTTTTAATTCTGATTGTTGTTCAGTTATTTTTGCCATCGCCTTTTTACTTTTTGTGATATTATTTACATAACTTTGATACAATAAAGTTAGTTCATGCAGTTGCGATATTGCTTGCTTTGTTTTTTCATCAATCATTAGATATTCCCGTTTTAGGATGAGCTTTCCAATCTCGCTTTTTAACTTGACTCCAGGTGTCACTAAGAATTGTTTGCAAGTTCCATCCTTGTAAAATACAAAAATGTATTGTAAAGATCATAAGATCACCAATAGCATCCCTTGCTTTATTTGGCAGGTCTTGGGCATGGGGATCAGCACCACTTCTAATACATTGTTTGGCTTTCAAAAAAGCATGGCTTAATTCCCCAAGTTCTTCCATCATTCCAATAAGTGGATCTTCTGCTTGGGAATTGGGGAAATTATGCTTAATCCATTCCTTAACTTCTTCCTGGATATTGATTATTGCCAGAGCCATAGTATCCTCCTTAAGATTGTTTTTCCTGCATTAATTCTTGCCAATCCATTGCAAACTCAAGATAATTAAAGCAATCCACATAATTATCTTCTTGGTATTTGTATTTCATTCTAACCATTTTAAACATGGCCAACATTAAAGCTACTTGATGAGGGGCAATATCTATATCAAGTAATGCTGACCAACAATGAGCAATACTCATATGACAATTATATGGCTCACCATAAACTTCTTCTCTTTTATTTTTAACGGATTTCCGTTCATCCTGTTTAATTTCTTTTACTATCTTCTTTTTTCTTTTACTTGACAAAGTATTCTCCTTCTTTTTCTTCTATTTTCATGTCTTGTTGTGCTATTGCAAATTCCTGTAAGTTCCAGAGAAATCCTGCGGCATGTTTATGCCCACCACCACCAAATAATTTGGCAAGTTCGGCCACATTTTCATTAATAGAACGAAGACTTATTAACACTTTATTATTATTTTGCATGGAATAAACTACAGCAGGATCACTGATCATAGCTAGTTTATGACCCAAATCACTTGTCAATAAACTACAATTATTAGCAACAGCCGAATATTTAACTCCATTTGGCAATGTAATATAATGCTTGTTTTCTAGTATCTCATCTATTAATTTATTACGGAGTTTTTCAACAACATAACCTTCTTCTACAAAACCACCAGTTGATAAAGTGCGAATATTAATCTTGTCCCAAGCTCTAAACTCAAAAGGTTCTACACGAATTCTACTGTTGACAACCTTAGAATAAGGCAATACAAATTTGTAAAGATCAGCGTCTTCAACATACCTTACTAATTCTGGTACTTTAGTTCCAGGAAAGAAATATGTCCAACACAACCTACAGCCTGCCTTTTCATTATCATGGATAATCCAAGAAAGTTTAGGGGTTGACAAATGATGATCAATTACAACTAACTTATGGACTGTGTCTCTAATTTGCAATAATTCTTCTTTCGGAAAAGAAAAATCAAGAATATAAACATGATCTTTGGGATTATATCCCGGTACCTTTTGCCCATAAGTTACCGGAATATACTCTACATCTTTTGTTAGATACCCATTTAAAAAATATTTCCTAGCAATCCATGCACAACAAAAGCCATCTGTACAATTTTTGTGATACCAAACTCTAATCATGTGTAAGCTCCCAAATTAAAAAGTTTGAAATACCCCATTGCCTTAATGACTAATACTTCAAACTAAAAAGAATCAGCCTCTAGAAAACATCCATCGACCACTACTATTTTTAATTGCTAAATCCCCTTCCTCTATTTGGATTTTAGCTTTAAGAGCAAGAGTTAACATAAATAAATTGACCATAGGGGGCCAATTAATTCCACCTAAATAATTTGTCATAGCAGTTGGGGATACTCCACATAGTCTTGAAAATTCTGTTGTAGTCATTCTGCGTCTATTCTTTTCCCACATTAACCATTGACTGAAACGATATTTATTACTCATTTGTGTTGGCATTTTTACCTTTTCTAGCTATAAAATACCTAAATCCTCTTTCAGAAGCAGTAATGGTACTGAGATCAAAATTTAATCGTTCAGCTAATTCCTCCCAAAAAAGATCTAAAGTATTTTTCATAGCAGTAGGTGGTAATTCAGATTGTAATGTAGCCATCAGCATGGCATAATCTGCAGTTGGAATTTTATATTCCTTGTATCTTTCATCAATCATCATTTACTCCTGAGTCTATCTCCTATCTTAATTAATGGAACCTTAGGTTCTATTTCTTCATCTTTAAAACAGAAATTGCCTAAGTAAATATCACCACGACCGCCCATCCTTCCTCTAATTGGCATATTTTCATTGATACTAATTGAAGCTCCTATTTTACGAGTAGTCCAATAAATTGATTCACCCCCTTGGGATTCCACCCAACTCCTAAATCTATTACAAAACTTGTTGTAAAGAATAGCATTTCCAGGACATGGCATCATTTCTTCTAAGATAAATGTTTCTACAGGATTAGCAGCTGCTTGTTGCTGCTCTTGTTTTTCACCAGTGATAATTACTGGAATCCTAAGACGATCTATTGCAGGAGGGATTTCTACTGTTGTAATATAGTGAAGAAAAGCTGGCACTTCCTCTTTAAGTTTAGCAAAAAACTTATCCTTAGGAACCTGTTTAACCAGAGGATCAACTAATACTGTTATAATCCTAGTATCACCAAATTGAATGGGACAGAAACTAGGATTATTAGCAGTTTGAATCCAATGTGTAGAGTTTTCTAATTCAAACAAGTCTCCAAATTTAGGATGGATGGTAATATATTTTGCTGTTACCCAATCCTTAAGTCTATCATATGCTTTCTTATTGCTACTAAGATTAAACTCATCAATCAAAGCAACAACACAACCAGCAAGTTCTTTATTAAAACCCTGGGCATTAGTTAAAGCATTTTCCGCTCGTTCTATTCCCTTACCATCCTTTACCAATAGTCTTAGAGCTTCATGTAATGTTGACTTACCTGTAGCTTGACTACCATAAAAGAAAAGATATGGCAAGGATTGTTTAGGATATTGGAAAACTGAGGCAAACCATAGTAATAGGTAGTCTCCACCTTCTGTTATGTTGTAAGCCATTGCCCAAGAGTTTTCGGCTAATGCTGGCCCCAAATTTTTCCCAATATGATAAAGTAATTTTCGCCAAGTTGGGAAGTCTCCTTCTACTGGTTTAATTGATAATTGGCAGGCAAACTTATTCCACTTGCGGCCACCTGGGTATTCTTCTTCAAATGGATCATTTGTTAAAGTCCATGGATTGAAGATACATTGACCAATTAAATCTGCTACAACTTTGGGGGCATAGCCCAAAGAAAGTAATGCGTCTTTGACATCATTTTTCTGTTCTCGATTCCAGCCCCTTTCTGACTTGATAAACCAACCCATACTTTCTCCACCTGATACTACATGCCGAATTAATTCATCAGGTGGCCTTATATTCTTTTCTTGTTCATAAACAACTATTACTTTTTCCCAACAATTTCTTCGTTTAAGCCATTCACTATTGGGTGGATCTTGTTTTTCCCTTTCAAATTGTAAAGCAATCTTACTATCCTTAAGGGGCCTAACTAACAGTTGCCTGTGTTCAGCCCAGGAAGGAATTGAAATATGTTTTGTGGGAGAGATATGTCGCAAGATTTCATTNCATTGTTTGGAATCATTAAAAACCCATTCCCCTTTACTATTTTGCTTACCATCGAAGATGGGACATATATCTGACAAGGTGGGGATTTTATTGTAATAACAATATGTCCATCCGTTTTTGTCAACTTTCCTAATATTTGATGCTCTTTACAATCATGCCCATATCTCCGGACAATCCACTGTCCATTTTCTAAGGGAAAGCAGAAGCAGTTATAGTCATCAGGTAAATCCTTTCCAGTGGCTAATGGTAAAAAATAATCCCTTAAGACCAAGTTCTTTGTGGGCTTTAGCTAGTGCTGCGGTATGAGTAACTAGCATATTTTTCTCAGCATCCCACCAACCAACTTGCTCTTTACCAATAATATATTGTACTAATCTGTCATGTTCTATATCAAGACCAGTAAATCTAGTAGCGGCCGCTAATTTCTTTGTTGATTCTTCTATTTTAGGGAAAGTAGTTAAAACAGATGACGCTTTATGATAATATTGGTAAGCGTTAGCACTTTGAGCTTTGTGCCATATCCATAGAACTGTGCCACAACAATCAACTTTTGCCTTAAAGTCAAAGGAGAGCAAACTAGAGAGAGTAGATAAGACAGATTTGGATAGTTGTATATGTTGTGATCGGTTTTCAATTTTGGGGCCATCTGGTGAAATGGGTACATAAATATGTAACCCCTTACCACTTGTACTTCTTTTGATTGACACCCAGGGAATAGTTTTAGCTTTTAGCAATTATTTGATTTAAGTCTGTATGGGGCAATCCTTTCTCATGCCCAATATCACTATCAAAGTCAAAGCCAACCCATTCTGATTTTTGTGTGATAAAGTTCCAACCTGTTAAACCTATTGCTTTGACATGAGCTTTGAAATTGTAACCTAAAGAGGTTTCTGCAAATTTCTCATTGGTAATCCTAAAATTATACCAACTATCCCTGCCATCTGAAAAACCTTTAGTAGTTTTTTCTCCTATCCCTTGGTCAACAATTACCTGTAATTCCATTCCTTTGTGATAGGAATTTATACCCTGCCTCTTTAAAAATTCTGCTACTATTTGATGCTTGGTTTTCATTCATAATCATTCCTTATTCTTTAAGGCTTTTTCTAGTACTTTAATCTTTTCTTTGAGAATTGATTTTTCATTTTGAAGATTAACTATCTTCCTCTCTGCTTCTTCCTTGTAATGATGGGCACACTCCAACTCCAGAATTTTAGTTTTAAGAAATTCAATACAATGATATAATGATTGGTGTGATGCCGAAATAGGGACATCATAACCACAGACTAAACATTTCATTTTTAAGTCTCCTTTTTCTTTGCTGGTTCCTTTACCTTTTTCCTACTATAATTTTTAATTTACTGCCTGTTATATTCATAGGAAAGACATCCACTATTTTAATTGGAAATCCAAATTTTTTAGATAGGCTTTTTTCAACTAACGCATTAATAAAATCAGTATTAATGATAATGGTTCCATTATCCACAGTTTACTCCTTAACTAACAAAATTAGATACTTTCACTGAAGCATCTCACCACTTATTGAGGCATCTCACCATCCAACAAATTATCAACAATGGTTTTAGGTTGTTGATAAGCGGGACAAACAAGAGTGCAAGGTCTTGGATGGCCAAAGGGATGGCACTTTTCAAAAGATGAAACCGGCTTATGGAACCTGCCCTTTAGGATTCGGGGCCATAAGTTCTGTATTCTAGTTTTAATGTCAGTGGCAAACAATCTGCTAATGTTTGCCTTATAGGAATAGAACTCTAAGTGTGTAGGCTTGACACAAATTTGTTCTATTTGCCCTTTAGGCTGTTCTTCTGATTCAGGATTAAGAACCCACCAATACATCAATAATTGAACTGCCCATTTATAATTTATTTTCTCAAGGTAAGTGGGATAAATATCATGGGGACCATGATTCATTCCTCGTCTAATTTTACGACAATATCCAGTAAGACCTTTACCACCAAATTTACTGTTAAAACCATTTACTTTCCAGTCAACTGGAGTATTATCTGAACGCTTAGCATCCAGCCTACAGTATAGGGGTACCCCAAATACTTCCACTTCTTTGTAATCAATTTCAAGATCAGAAAGACCATCTTCAAGTAGCCTTCTTAGGCAGCCTTGTTTAATGTATTCCTCTACTATCTCTTTACCCTTAGGAATAAGGGAATGATAGTCTGGGTCAACAGTATGCAACAGTTCCGCCAACAAAGTTTTTTCAATGGTTTTCCCAAATTGTTGGGCAATTTCTGCTTTGATATAACTGTCAACAATAGACCCCATAGCCATTGGAGCAGTCTGTTGAATTCTAATTCCTTGTCCTGACCATTTCATAATCCATGCAGCAAACTCACAATCGTTTGCTATCATATAAGTACTAGGACTTAGATATGTGGGCAGTTGTGGAATCGGTACTGTCAACATACTTATCCCTTTCTCTAATAAAACAGTCCGCTAGAAAGTAAGCTCTTTCAGCTAATTGACTGGGATTAGGATCATAACCTTCTTTATCAATTAGCACAACAAATATTCTAAAAGCAAGTTCTAATAGTAAATCTATCTGAGCCATTGCCACCAGTTTCCTGTAGGAAAGTCCTCAAATACTTTGGGGATGTCATCAACGCGATAGACAATCCATATATAGGTTTTGTATCTTGTCCAAAGAGTGAATTTTTCTTTCTGACTTGGCCTCAACATGGAGTTCCAAGCAGCTTTAAGTTCAACCCATCTAGGCAAATCATCAGGATGCATACAATATAAGTCAGGCCATCCTTGCTGATACATTCCCATATGAGTTATTTCCACATGCCAACCTAATTGTTTAAGGAGTTTTATTACTTTCGGTCTCAGTATTTTGTTTTCGTATTGTTTCCTTTCCATCTTCTTCCTCTAAGATTGCTGCTAATTTTCTAACATAACCAAGTAGCCGCCCTAATTTTACAGCAAATTCTAATGAGTAAAAATCCCCACCTTTATGTATATATTCCATTACTTTAGTTTCTGCAAATATTATTTTATTCAGTCTTTGTCGTATTTCTTCTTTCATTTTCTTTCCTTTAAGATTGCTGTTAATCTTTCTATGTAATAAAGTAAGAATCTTAACTTTGCCGCAAATTCTAATGTATGATAACCCCCACCTTTACTTAAGTATTGTGTCATATCTTGTTTTACTTGTATTATTTCATTTATCCTTTTCTCTACTGACTTTTTCATTTTCTTTCCTTTCTAACAATACTGTCAATCTTTCTATAGCATCAAGTAGCCACCCCAATTTTACAGAAAATTCTGATATTGTAATTTTATCTTTCAAATATTTTGACATATCTGCTCCCATTAATGAAACTTCTTTTAATTGTCTTTCCAATTCTTCTGTCATCTTGCACTCCAATGTAGGGCCAATACGAATCTTTTGACATGAGTAAAATTTGAAACTCGTTTTATCGAAATCCTAATCCAGGGTAATACATTTGTCCATGCCAATAGTCTTAAATTTCTCTGAAAATCCTCTTTCATTTTTCACTCCAATCTTTCATAGACTCCTTCCAATCAATTTTGAGCAAAGGTATATGTTCCTGTAACTTACTAATTGTTTCCTTTACCACCTGAGCCACCTGGTTAGGAATAGTGGTTGGAACAATTACTTCATCATGGACATTAAATGGTTGCACCTTCCAAGGATTGACTCCAGGAGGCTGCAATTCCCAAATGTTACCCTGTAAAATTTTGGTGCACTGAGCACCTGTGGCTTGGATAACATGGTTAGCACCTGCTCGAATAGTCCTTTGTTGAATGGCAAAGCAGGAAGCATAAAGGGCAGAACTGGTTGCCCCTCTTACAGTTTGCTCTCTATTGGTTCTGATAATTACTTCGTCATTTTCAGGAACATTGCGGGCAAGATTGAATAGAAATTTGATTATATGTTGTTCTACATCAAAATGCCTACGATACTTAAACAATGATTCAATGTAGGGTTGTGGGTCTTTCCAGTAAATCTTGGAGCCAATTCCTTTTTCCTGGGTCAATGCCCCCAATCTTTCATTGATATTTTCACGGAATCTGGCGGCCCCCTGGTAACGCTCATAGAATTGTTTGAAGGCTGCCTTTACTACGGGTAATGGAATGTTGGTATTATGATGTATGGATTCCTCTATGGCACCATACAATATGGGGAATACCATACCATTTTTACCAACATGTCTTTGGCTCTTAGTTACTGTTTTAGCTGGAATGATTCCACAATCGTGGCACTCCGGACAGACTTCCCCCATAATCTTTCCAGTTCCTTCACATAATTCACATAGGAACTCAGGGAATAGATTCTTTGCACAATTAGCATGGATATCAAAACCACTTCGTATGTCATCCGATAGTTGTTTGTCTTGATAGATTTCAGCGGCAATGCACAATTCCTGTGATTGAAAGTCCCCACCAGATAAAGTCCAACCTTCATCTATCAAAGTAAAGATATCACGAATTGTTCGATTAATTCCTTGGGGATTGATACCACCAGCACCAGACATTCTGTTGCTGAAAGTTCCTATAATGTTGAAGTCAGGGTGGTATCTACCAGCAGCCTTAAGTCTTTGTAGGATTAGTTTGGTATGATCCTGTTCCCTGGCTTGTATGATGGCTTCAACTTTCTTTCCAATTTCAGTTGGGATTTCCTTAGCTCCACCACAGGTGGGGCAAATATCCGTTGAATTGGTTGAATTGGTTGGATTGGTTGGATTGGTTTCCTTTGTATTAACTTGATTACTAACTTCTTCTTTCGGGGAATCATCAGTGGTATCAGGATCAGAGCAATCAGGACAGGGCTTCCAACCAAAATTGCGACTGATGCTAGTAAGAGTTTTCTTATTGGTATTGGTAAGTAATGGACGGAGTTCATCAGGACAGTCCTTATGTAGATAACGCAAACATTCCATTGGAGAAGTATGAGGGACATTATATTCTTTCATACTTTCCAGGGCTTCATCAATTTTCTTTATGTTAATTGCATATCCTCTTTGACGACAAGCTCCCACAGCCCAAGCCAATTTAGAATTAAGATGATCTAAATTGGAGAAATCAATCTTGGATTCCGGAATAGATTTACCACTAATCTCTCCCCGAAGCCATGAATCTAGGATTTCCAAAAGTAAAACATCTTGTTCCGCGTATTCCTTACCTTGACTATTCCACCAGCGGATGTGATACTTAATAAATTGTGGCCAATTATGCCCCCAAGGTCTGTAAAGTCCCTTAGCTTTGGGGGAGAATTGACACTGTTCATCAGGATTTTTACTTCGGGGAATATTGAAACCAATGGTATCAATATTAAACAAGTAATGNACAATGCTCTTTAGCTTGAGGGAAGGTTTGAAGATAAGTTTAAGATTAACAAACCCTTCATCCTTAGCAGTAGCTTGCCAATTACATTGTAACTCATTAAACAATAGGGGATTGAGGTCAAGCTTTGTTAGTTGTTGGGTAACAAACTCCACCATCTGTTTAGGGATTCTGTTTATGGTGATGGCTTTGCGAGGATTAAGATACTGGAAGTGCGTTTCCTTGAGCAATAACATTATATCAGTAACGTTATTAGGTTTCAAGCAAAGTCCATCCCACGCCTGTTGCTCTAGTTCTGCGACTTCACTAATATTAGGGGTATTCTCCGGATTCTTAATTAAGCGGAATAGATTATAGAGTTTATTAAGATGGAAGGCTTCAAAGGTTGCATTATAAATTACTAGATGTTCCCTCATAAGAGATTCCAGTAATGCTAATGTTTCCTTCACGGGATGGTGCCAAACGGAATAAAGGATAGTTGGTTTAGACCTTTCCTTATATTGAATTAATACCACCGGCCCAACGAAACCACAAGTTTCTACATCTAAATAATACATCACTCCTCCTTGGGAAGCCTAGACAGAAAATCTGTCAGAATAGTTCTTAGTTCTAATCCACTAGATTTTGCAACAGAATCCATTACTGCAAACAAAGCATCCAGCAAACGATCATTGCGGCCCATAAAGAAACCCCAATCCGGTCCATCAGGATTGCTAAGCAATACAATAGAGTATTCATACTTTATTGTATTGAGTCGAAGTTGTTTGAGTTCTTCGACTAAGCCTTCGATGGTTTGCANTTTCTTTATGTGCAAGATTAATTGAGTTTGAGTCAGTGATTGTAATTGACTTAGCGTTAACATTTTGGTCCCCTTGGTAAATCCANTCTATCNCCCTCCAAATAGACAGTATCTCCGGCAATGTAATAGGGTCTAATTCGCCATAGACTGTATCGTTTGGTGATAGTTTGATATTCTTTTATGGTAAAATCTTCAGTGTATAAATCCTCTATTTCTATGGTGGCATGGTGGCTATCCATAGCTATCAATCGCAGCCCCCATACCCGTTGAAACAATGTTATATCAAACCTTACTCTGTGAAAATTGGGGCACCTTATGCTCCATTCTTTTAACAGTAGTCTTATGTCTTGTGGGATTATTGGTTGTTTGTCATACCAAAAGCAAATATAATCCTGATTGGTCAGTATAGGCATTATATGAAAATTGGGTTGCAGTTCAGTATTTTTCCATAACTGTATATCCATTTCTTCTTTCTGGTATTCTATGGTGATTGGATCACCAAAGCATAGTAACCTAATGCCATGTTTGGTTTCATATTGGTGTAAGTAGAAGTTATCTTTCATAAGACACCAATCCTATGGTTATTACCCTACCAATCCTAATACTGCTGGTTTGGTTCTAGTTCACCCATTGTGATAGCTTGCAGATCACGTTTTCTTTCCAGGTTAGCTAATACAATTCTATCAGCGGGCAACCATAGAAAGTCAACAATTACTGCCTTGTTAGTACCAATACGATGGATTCGTTTGATGGCTTGCATCCTACTTGCCCCATTGAAATCATTGGAATAAAATACAATAATCTCNCTACGGTTAAGAGTAATAGATACTCCNCCAGCAGTGGGATGCCCAATGTAAGCAATTTTACCAGGAGCTTCTGCAAATATTTCCTGGGGATTAGTTCCCTGCAATGGCGGGGGAATGTTTGTTCCCCTGCCATCTACCTGAATTACTTTCCAGTCAGCTTCCTTAGCCATTTCCACAATCTTATCTATGCTGTCATGGAATCCGGCATAGATTACAATTCTATCCCTATCTTCGTGTAGGTATTCCAATAATGCTTCATCTTTGGGAGTGGTTATTCTTTGACCACCTAAGTAACCAGCACCCCTGCAAACGGGACAGAATCTTTGCTCAAATTCTTTACCAGGAACAGAATCGGACACTGTCTGATAGTCTATGACGGAGTGCATATCGTGTGGGCCAAATTGTCTGGAAACTGGAAAGTTTACCATTCCATCACCTTCACAAGCAGCACACACTTTAGTGGGTTGAAATCCATCAGAATATTGCCGCAAGCGGATAAGCGCGGTAATGGCCCTGGGACTTGTATCCTTGATGAATTGAGTTGCTCGTTTGGTTTCCGCCGAGACTGGGAAATATTGTTTCTTGAAAACAATTGGCGGCAAATCTAGGCAATCTTTTGCTAGCTGGATAATGGTGATTGGCTTAAGCCTCCGATAAAGTTTCTTTACTTCCGGTTTATGCCATTCCACCAATCGGAAATAATCCCCCATATCTTCGTGAATTCCTAAGCGATAGGAAAGCTTCTTTTTAGTTGCTTCCCTTAACCATCCTGGTTGACAAAGTTCTGCCATAACCCACCAATCCGTTGGGTCTTTTGGGGCTGGAGTTCCTGTCATGGGTAGAATGACAGTACCATTGCTACGGACATGTTCCGCCAATAGTAATAGGGTTTTTGAGCGTTGGCTTTGTGGATTCTTGAAGAAGTGAACTTCGTCAATAATTAATCCAGTGGGCCATTTATCTTTGGGACAGGTAGTTGTAGCATTATAAAGTTGGTGCATATTTATTAAGTTGTATTCCCCTCTGGTGGGATAACCGAAGTTATGTAAAGTTAACTTGGTTTTCCACTTAGCTAACTCATATTCCCAGACTCCCCTAGCTGTTTTAGGAATAATAATCCAGTAATAGCCACCAATCCTTTCCATTACCTCGATTGCTACCAGAGTCTTACCTACCCCTGGTTCGGCTGCTAGGATAACTCGCTGTTTGCTAAGGATTGTTTTGACAGCATCTTTCTGATGCTGGTATAATGTTCTTTGGAATTGTGGTTCCGGTATTGGTTCTGGGTCATGGTAATGAGGGTCTCTTGGATTAATTAGACGCTTAAGACAGTATTTGTTGCGATAGGAATTAGCTATCCACCAGACTTTTTTCTCTGGCTTCCACTTAGCTCCCTCATAGGATTTAATTTCCTGTACTAATTCTTTGTTGTAAGGAAAAGTTACCTGTATTTTTTGGCTGCTTAGTGGGGTTAATGTTACTGGAATGTAGATATCACCAACTCTAGCTTGTATTTCCATTGTTAACTCCTTAAAAAGGTAAGATTGGAGTAGGGAAGGTAATGGTGGAAAGGATGCGGAAAGATATTTATTTAATTTCATCCACTGGACTAGGGGTATCGGTTGGGGCTATGTTGTAATGTTTTTCTGCTGCTGCCCACCCCTTTAGGAAAAGCAGGATATGTTCTTCTATTGCTGGTTCAATTTCTTTTAGGAAGGCATCCTTGTTGATATCTTCTCGATCAAAAGTTAACTTAATGGTAACTTTATCTTTAGTTATTTTGGTTATTTGAGCTAACTTATCTAACAACATCTCCTTTTCCTTTAATTAAAATCTTGTCTGAAAATTATGAATTTTTAGATTTCACTTCATTTATTTTCTTTCAGCCGTATTCCCCTAGGTGGGCTATGAACCACACAATAACTTTAGGCAAGGGAGGCAAAGTTATCCTGACATCAGCTAGGGAACTAAGGGCTTCACCCCTAGTAATTATTGGTAATAGTTATTGGTTATTACCCTACCATTATTCTGTCATTATCCTATCATTATTCTATCGTTCAACTGATTCTTCTTCTTCATCTTCACCAACTTCGATTGGCGTTTCCAGGAAAAGTTCAAACATATTAGGGGCATCACTAGGCCAAGCCATTTCTTCAGTGGACAACTTAAAAGTGGGGACATAATAATGGAATTGCCCTGGTCCCCTGGTAGTTCCCATAAACCCTACCTGGTTGGCATACCGAATAAGGTCTTTACTAACATTCGGTTGATTCAGAGCTTGCCTAGCTATGAAATAGATTGCCCATAAATTGTGGTCAGGTAGGTAGAATAGGACATCCAATCCCACCATATGTCTGTCTGCACCCTTGTCGTAAGCCTTGGTAGCCTTCTGTCTAATTGAATTGAATAGCTTGGAATTGACAGGATAGTTCCAGACCCACTGGCCATCCTGGTTTTGTTTCACGGTAGCTTCTTTTGTTCTATTGTAAGCCTGTTTCTCAGGGGCCTGACCAATTCCTGTAAAGTGCCTACCGGCTAACCTCCAGGGACCAATTAAAACCTTAACAGTATCACCAAGATCTTTATCCCCCATGTAAATCCAATCTCCAGGTTGCCCATTAATTCCTTGGGAACCAGGGGATTTAATTCTAATGGTAGGGATAAAGGGAAGTTTTGGTGTAAGGATTTCTCCGACAATACCAGGCTGGGCAAGCTCACTATCTTTTACAGTTGCTAGTTCTTTACTCTCGGACATTTGGAATCACCCTTTCGTTTATGGTTTGTGGTTTGTGGTTAATTAGTTTTGGGTAATAGAAAGCCNNCTTANTGCGGGCTTNCTNCGGTTANCTATTTACTTTATTGGTTANCCCTGGTTTGGTTANCNCTNGTNTGATTAACNCTGGTTTGNTTAACGCCAGTAGTTAACGTCAGTAGTTATTCTTCTTTTACTTGCTCAATCATCTTTCGAATTTTAGCCAATTTCTTAGCATCATGGCTGATATCCTTAAGATCGCCAACCAATTGCGACTTGAGTTCCTTCTTTAATGTTCTCTCTTCCTGGCTTTGCTTCTTTTCATTCTCCCTAATCTCCACACTGATGGGATCACAGGCAATTGCCCACCGTAAAGTAGCCGCCCCATAAGCCATTGCCAGCTTTTGAGCCTCCGCGGAAACTTTGTTTAGGTCAATTTCCTTACGGGTATGGATTCTCTCTTTTTCCAATCGCAAGATTTCCGTTTGAATTTCTTTCTTTGATCGGAGTTTAGCTCCGGCAAATGGTCCAGCTTCTACCTTTTTACCGGTTTTGTCAGCCTTAATTTGCTTCAGCTTGTCTTGAACACAATCTCGGAATTGACTTACCTTATATTCAATTGCACGGTCTTTGAATTCCTCTTGGGTGTCTGCCGGCAATTGGGCAAGTTCAATAGCATTTGTGAGTTTGATATGCCCCTGATCAACTAATTCCTTTAGGTCTTGGTTTANTCTATTCAATTTCAAGTATTGATGNGCCCATTGTTGGCTTTTCTTAATGTTAAGCTCTTGCAGGATTTCAGGTAGGGTAGAACCAGTCCATTTCTTTACTCGGATAATTCTTTGCAATTGTTTAGCAAGTTCTGAGGGCCTTGATTCTAAGCGTTGCAGGTTTTCACTTACTTGTAGGAATCGGACTTCATCTTCATCCAATTGTGGCTGAATGGTAGCTGGAATGACTTTGTAGTTTAGGACTTCCAGGGCAGCAATTCGGTGAAAGCCAAACACAAGGCGATACTTGTATTTACCTTCACGATCTTCGATTGGCATTACAGCAATCCGCTGCAATAGTCCACGCTGTTTGATATCATGGACNAAGCCCTTGAAGTGATCNGTTTCTCTATTTACTTCTCGCATTTGAATATCAGGGACTTGGATTTCCCCAATAGGAATGTCGGCATCAACAAAATTAGTTGCATTTTCTGTGTGGCTGGTGAAGGTGGCAGTTGCCATAGTTACTTTTCTCCCTTTGCCTTATTGGCAAAAAACATTGTTTGTGGGCAATTATTTACCCACTTCCTTAGTCGCTAATTTCTTTTTTCTTTTAGTGTCTGGTAGGCTGCGTAGAACAGCTTTGCATAGATTGAGTTCAAAGTTTTGAAATCGTTTTTGTTTATTGCGTCTATTACCCTTTCATATTCCTCCTTAGTTAAAAGGAAATCCACAGTCTCCAATTTCTTTATGGCATCCCTAACATTTCTTATTTTATTGAATTGTTCTATTTTGGCAGCGGCAATATGGTTAGTTCCTAGGGAAAAGATTTCTCTCTTTTTTTCTTTTTTCNTGTTAGTCTTTGGTTTAGCTTTGGGCCGGCTAACTTTAGCTTTAGCTGGTTTAGCTGGTTTGGGTTTAGTTTTGACAACTTTAGGTTTGCCAACTTTGGATTTAGTTTTGGTTTTTGCCATAGTTCTTTACCATTTAGGTCTTTTCCTCCAGGTCCACCTTACCATTCTTTTTAGTTTCCTGTATTTCTTTACCTCCGGGAAATTTGGGGGCAATTGTTTCCATGCTTCGCTATCGTTATATTGTTTGTGCAATTGCATAAATTGTTTAGCTATGGGAGCTATTGTTTCATTGACATAGTTTATTAGGCTATGTCCTAGAAACTTATCCCTAGCTGTTTGTATTACATAAGACAAACCCCTTTCTGTTACTCCAGATAGCATCAGAGCTTCATAAACCGTGCCTTGAATACTAGCTATTAATTTTAGCTGAGTTTCTGTCATGTTGTTGTTTGCTGGTTAAAGTAGTAGGATTTACTGTTACTGTTGTTGTTAATAATAACAGTAACAATAACAGTAACAATTTATCCTGTCTGTTTTGTACTGTACAAATTAAGTTTCTTTTTAGTTTTCTTTGATTTATCAGTTTTGAGAAAACTCCGGTGCCGGAAGAAAAGAAGAAAAGATCGACGCTATACATAGATAGAAAAGACATACACACTACTACTACTATCTATCGTGAGAGTCTATCTTTCTTTCTTTCTTTCTTTCTTTCTTTGTATGTACAGTAGAAACCCTTTTCATATCGGGTTCGCGTTTTTTCAAATGGGTTTAATTTTGTACAGTACATAAACTTTATTTTAGTTTTTTTCATCTTTACTAACCTATGGTCTTCAAGATTCTTTTCACCAGTTTTTTAAATCTTTTTTGTTTTGTACAGTTCAATAAATACTACTGTCTTTTTCCTGTTCGGCTCTAGTATTGTACAATATTTCCCGCTCTGTGTCAAGCCTAAAACTTGACCTAGTGCGGGAAAGATTCTATAATACGTTGTAAGATCAGGGGAAAGATATGTCGTTGAATTGTACTGTACAAAACAGTTAGATTATTGTTATCTTCTTTTTGTTTTGTTTTGTACAGAAGATATAGTGTGCCTATAATAACTTATTATTATTATTATAGGCACACTATTATCTTTGCTACTGTTATCTTTGCTTCAATTATTTCTTTAGGATAATTGGTCCTGGATGTTCCCTTTTTCTCCGATTTCTTTTCTGGTAACATCTTAGCTCGATATTCTTATGCTTGAAAAAGTTATCATCATAAGCCTTCTTTGCTTCACTAAGCCTGGAAAAGCAGGTGCTTTTTATTTTGCCGTCATAGTCTTCCGTGTAAAGGATATACATTTTTGTTTTCTCCTTTTTGTTTGCAGTCAATTATTTCGAAGGTGATAGTTACAAGCTATTGTTTCCAGTGTTAGGAAATTGGTTAGGTTTTCTTTGTAGAGTTTTGGTCCTGCTACTGGGCTTCTAACTAATTTCCTCAATTCATCTATTTTTTCTACAATTTCTTCAATCTTTTCAGCAATTTCTTTGTTGTATTCTTCAGTGTACTTTGTCAACATCATTTTCTCCTTTCCAGTTATGATAAACTCTTTTGATGGCTTCCGCTAAGCCAATTATTGTTCTGGTTTTTTCATCCAGTTCGGTAAAGCCTGGATGAAATGAAGTTTTTATCAATTCTTCGCAATCTATTTCCAGGATTGCGATTGCTTTTTTTATTCTGGTCTGATACATTGTTTTCTCCTTATTTGGTTGCCTCGTTATTGTAATAGATGTAACACAATGCTTCTAGCATTAGGAATATGTAGTATTTGTCTTTGTCNATTGGTGGCTTTACTACCTGGGCTCTAATAAATTTTCTTAGAGCACTGGTTTTCTCCATAATTTGTTTGAGTTGTCTGGCAATGTTTTCATTGTATTCTTTGGTGTACTTTGTTGACATTGTTTTCTCCTTATTTGATTAGTTGATAATACAATTCACTATTATCAACTAATTCCAGTAGTTTCTCTACCAGGTAATCTTCCACGTTATGATATCCTGGCCGAGATAATATCTCAATTTGATTTGAGATATTACCTTTACTTCCGAACAAACCCTGTTGGGTTTTGATCCCAACGATTGTTTCCTGGCTATTGGTGTAAACCTTTATTTTCATTCTGTTTCCTCCTTTTCTTCTTTTTCTTGGATAAAGTATCTATTGTCTTGACACTTAATCCTTTCTTCAAATAATTCCCTTAGAAGCGGGATATATTTATACAGTTTTTGTAAAGCCTGGAGGGCTTTGTCGTTTATGCCATGTTCATCGTCTAATACACTATAGACGAAATTGATAACAGTCATTTTGAACCACATTTGTTTTCTCCTTTCAGTTTCTATGTGGAAAATCCTTGTTTGTCTGAATCATTGGCCCTAAATCTGCCATTATATGTAGTATAATAAACTCTAAGGGATTTAGCTTCATAGTCTTACCATACTCTTTTTCATAATCATCTAATTGAATACAAATTAGACGAGAAGCTTCATTCAAAATTATTTCCACTCGATCGAGCGTTATGAGGATTTGTTTCTTTTGTTTTGTCATTTTTCTTTTCTCCTTTCAGTTTTTGTGTAAATCATTACTGAGTTTTTGAACTATTTTACCCAAGTCTGATATCATTTGTAGGCAAAGAAGCTCTAAGGGGTTTAGGAGCATAGGCTTACCATATTCTTTTTTGTAATCATCCAGTTGAATACAAAGCATATGGCAAGTTTCATTTATAACCACTTCTAGGTTTTCCAATATTTTGTAGACTTGTTTCTTTTGTTTTGTCATTTTTTCTCCTTTCAGTTTTGATTCTGGTTTTTGTTATATTTTAGGATTGACGTGGTAAGATTTGCAATATTATCCAATATTTCCCATAGGTCTTGTATTTGTGGTAAATGTTTTTTGTTTTTCAGTTCATACAATCTAATTTGTTGACACACTAAAATATGAAACCTATTTAGTGTATCGTGAAAATCCGACAGTATTGCATAAAGACTTTTTTCTTGTTCTGACATTGTTTTCTCCTTTTTTCTTTTTGTTTTAGTCAAACATTTCCTTGTGATTGTCAACCAGTTTTTTCATTTCCGACAGCAGTTTTCCTCTAGCCTCCTTGATTAGATAGTTCAGTGAACAAGTTTCTGTTTCTCTCAAAAATACCCTATGCATTCCCACAATTCCAATCATTTCTTTGTTTGCTTCTCTAATCCCTGTCAGTAACAAGTTTCCATTGAACCAAAACCACATGGCACTTCTCCTTTTTTCTTTACCAACATTTGCTCTGCCACATTAGCAAAGCATAATAGGTTTGGCGGAAATCTCTTCCCGCCAAACCAAATCGTCAAGATACTTTGACGATAACACCGTCTTTCATTGTGATCTGTGCATACCATTTCCTGGTGTAAGCACTAGGACCAACGACTGTGAGTTTTCCATTGTCGGTATACTCTTTGCCGAAAAAACTTGTTTCGACAAACTTCAACGGTTTGCCAATGTTGGCTTTCAACTCTTTTTTTGTTTTGTAGCTTGCGACTAACATTTGTGTCCTTTCTTTACTAACATTTGCCGGCGTGCCTTTTCTTTCCCGCGAAAGAGCCCCGCTACCCGATTTCTCGGCTAGCGGGGTGTGGGCTACTGATTCCAGTATTTCAGGGTCTCGTGAATGGTTGCGAGCAATTCATTGCGACAAACAACTGCCAGCGTTTGCAGTGGCAGGCTTTCGGAGTTGTGAATCTCAAGCCGATAAACTCCTTGCTTGCCGATCATTGTCTCCTGGCTCTCGTAGCCGATGACCTGCAGTTGGTCATTGAAGTGGACGTGCATGTGGAAAAGCTCCTCGGTCAAAAGAGCAAACGCAATCGACCCTCTCTAGTCGAGAGGGTCGAAAGCGCTTGCAGGGTTTACGCTTG